AAGGCGTAAATAATTATATAGGAAATGATGGTGATATAAATGGCAAGACAAGTGATAACTAAGCACACTGTTTATCGTGGAAGACGAACTAATAGACGTGGTGGAAGTAGACCAACTCATCCAAGACCGACAAATAGAAGACCAAAAAGGAGAAAAAGATGATTATATCTGATTTTACAACGGACGAAATAAATATCTTATTAGCTCGATGCAATTTTACGCCTATGGAAAAAGAATTATTTCTGTTACGTTCAAAAGGATATACATTAGATACAATTTCTGAAAAACTAATAATATCAAGGGATTGGGCAGGTAAATTAAGCCAAAAAGTAAATAAAAAGATAATCCGTTCATTATAATACATTTTCTATACATTAAGGCTACATTTAATATGTAGCCTTTTTTGTTTATAATAAAATAAATAAAATAAATGAAAGGATTATATATGAATGATATTTATAACAAAGTATTAAACGACTCAAGACTTAAAGATATTCCTGTTTTGTATATTATCAGAATATTAGATATAATTCAATTCATTTTAGAAGAGGAAAAAGCAAAATGATTGAAGAATTTAGAAATATGAACGGTTTAGAATTGACTAAATCGTTAATAAATTTTAATAACTATATTAGGGGTGATAAATATGTTTCAAAATCCTTATGCGAACCTACTAGCACAAAATCAGTATTACAATCCACAAATGAACAATCAACAAATTTTTCAACAAGAACAAACACAAAATCTTATTAGGGTTAATGGTATAGAGGGTGCAAAAACTTATCAAATGAGTGCTAATTCTACTGTTGCTTTATTTGATTCTAATGAAGATATCATGTATATTAAGACCACAGACGGAGCGGGATTTCCTTCCATCCGGACTTTTAACTTTGCGGAAATAACACAAAATGAAAAGTCAAGTGGTGGTCAAGATTATATAAGCAGACAAGAATTTGAAGAATTTAAGAAGGAGCTGATGAACAATGGCAAGCAGTCTATTTCAAGGTCAAAATCAAACCTCACAGATAAATCCGCAAGTAATTAGTCAGGCAAAATCCATGATGAAGAATATGAATCAAATGAGAGGAATTATGAGTATGTTAAGCGGAAAGGGGATGAATCCTGAGCAAGCGGTTCGTTCCATTTGTAAAGAAAGAGGTATAGATGTAGATTCGTTTATGTCTCAATTAAAATAGGAATTTGCAAATTCAAATAAATAAAAAATGAAAGGAGTGTCATATTATGACAGATGGAGTATCTTTAGCAGACATTGCCGCAGTCACAGATAATAAAGACGGTATGTTTGGAGGAGATGGCGGTGGAATGTGGATTTTCGCCCTTTTAATCCTCTTGCTTATCGGTGGCGGTGGATTCTTTGGAGGAAACAGAAATGTAAACGGAGAACCAGTTACAGAAGCAGGACTTTGTAATGCTATGAATTTCAACAACCTGGAAAATGCAGTAGGTAGATTGAATGATAATCTCCAGCATGATTATCAGGGATTACAAAATGGAATCTGTAATTTAGGTTATGAAACTCTTCGTAACTTCAACACAGTTCAGCAACAGGTTGCTGATTGCTGCTGTACAACACAGAGAGCCATTGACGGTGTTAATTATAACGGTGCTATCAACACTGCCGCTATCAACGCCAACACAACGGCACAGACACAGAAGATTCTCGATGCTATGGCACAGAACAAGATTGATAGCTTGCAGTCACAGGTTAATCAGCTTCAGCTTCAGTCTGCTATGTGCGGGGTAATTAGATATCCTAATGCAACCACATACACAGCAGGCATGAGTCCTTACTGGGGTAACTCTTGTTGCAATAGTGGTTGCAACATTTAAGTCATTTAGACAAGGTCTTAAATCATTAGGGGAATGCCTTGTCGGTATTCCCTTTTTTATTGGAAAGGAGATAATAATATGAGTTGTAAATCAGGAATATATGTAGTTAATACTACCACAGGAACAGCTATTGCTATTGGTGGTACTTATGTACCGTCTACAGTAATTAGGCGTTATGGTAAGTATTGTCAGTTAGGTGGAAATGGTGTATCAATCGGTAATTGTGCCGGCGGAGCTGGTTACTATGATGTAGATGCTTCTGTATCTGTTGCCGCTACTGCCATAGGAAATGTGACAGCAACATTATACAAAGATGGGGCACCGATACAAGGAGCTACAGCTAGTGCAACAGCAGCAGCAATAGGTGATATTGTAACGCTTCCTATATCCGCACTTGTAAGACTTAATTGTGATTGTAATACTGCAAATCTTACAATAGTTATTGGAGGACAGGCTGTAACGGCACAAAATCTTGCATTTGTAGTTGAGAAAATCTAATGGATGATAGACAATTTGATATATTAGACATATTAAATATATTGTCTTTTATCATAGGTGTTAAAAATCTAAATGAGAACCTATCTCAAAATACTGCCGGAGATTTATTATCTGCGGCAGTAAAGGAGATACATGATCATTTATCCGAACAGGACAGAAAGATTGATTTAATTCTAAAAAAGTTAGGAGTTGATTATAATGACGAAAATTAAGAAGTTAGCTGAACACATCGAAGAAGAGATTTCTGGTGCTAAAGAATATGCCGAAAAGTACGTTGAATGCAAATCAAAAGGCAATATGCAATGGGCAAATCGGTATAAAGAAATGGCTAATGATGAGTTGAAGCACGCCGGGTATTTGCACGATAAAGCTGTGCAAGATATTGAAGAAATTTCCAAAGTTTATAAACCTACTGAGGAAATGGAAGAAAAGTGGGAAAAATGTCATAAGAAATTTGTGGAGAAAACCGCTTGGATAAAGCAGATGCTTGCAATGTAGGAGTGATTATATGACATTTCAAGAAAGTATTCCAGTAGCCAAAGAACTTGCGGAAAATGAATTGAAGAGGCATTTTGATGTTGATGCATTCTTAATCTTGGCACTTGTAGATAAGATGAATATTGACCTTGTTCCGGAGAGTAATGTGGATGAAACAATTATAGATATTCAAAGTTTGTTTGTTTCTTATATGAGAAATAGGACAAAAGAAAATCTTGAAATTCTACTTTCCACAATTCGGAAAATGCTATCTGAGTTATATATGTCTTGTGATTTAGATGAAAAGGAAATATTCAAAAAGCATCTTGAAACATTGCAAAATATAACACAACCAAATATCATTTAATGTATAAGGGAGATTTATTTCTCCCTTATTTCTATGTATATTACATAAAAACACTTGACAAAATCATTTTTATGTATTACAATATATATTGTAAATAAGAAATACATAAAATTTTTAGGAGGTAGTTATTATGAAAAAATTAAACATTGATTATGTTATAAAAAGATATAATAGCATTATGGAGACAATAGGTTATGAACATAATACTATTGGAACAAAATATAGTGAGTCTACAGAAAATTGGAACTTACGTGATATGATAGCAGAATGTGATTATACTTTATCTACATATTATGAAGAAGGACATTGTAATAATGATATGAGATATAGTGATTATGAGGAAGATAGAAAAATGTGGATATTAGAAGTTAGTAGATTGGAAAGATTCATAAAAGCATACAAACCATATATCAACGATTTGAAATGCTATGAAGGACATTGCAGCAAATATGATAATTAGATAGGAGGCAATATAAAATGAGTAGATTTAGAGTTAGCTGGGCATCAAATGGAACAGAAATTTCAACTTGTTTTGATACATATTTTGAAGCACTGAGGAGATATAATCAAATGAGAATGTGTAGTAAAAGATGTGAACTGGAAGATATGAAGAAAGGAATTTTAAGAAAAACATATCTTAGAAAGTTGGAAGATAATATTCATTATGAAAGAGTGGAGGAATTAGTAAATGATTAAAATACATATCGGAGAGCCAGAAAAGCTTTCAAATAACATTTTAGTAAAAAAGAGTGCATTTGTATCTTTCGATTATAACCCGGATATTGTTTCATTTATCAAGAAGATGGGAACAAGAATCTATAATCCTAATAATCGCTCTTGGGAAATTCCAGTGAACAATATCATTTCGCTTTGCAACAAGTTTGAAAATGAAGAAATTCAAATATCTGGAATATATGAAGATTTACACAAACAGGAATTTGAGATTGATATTCCAAAGGATTTTGAGTTCAAGACAAAGCCATTCAATCATCAGATTGACGGAGTAAGATTTGGTTTGAATAAAAAGAAATTTCTCTTATGTGATGACCAAGGACTTGGAAAAACAAAGCAGATTATAGACTTCGTTGGATGTCTCGAAAAAACAGATACAATCAATAAAGTGCTTATCGTGTGTGGTGTTAATTCACTCAAATATAACTGGCAATCAGAAATTAGTATTCATTCAGATGAAAAAGGATGGGTTCTTGGTACAAGATTTAGAAAGACAACAGGAAAGGCTTATGAAGGAAATACAAAAAATAAACTCGAAGATTTAGACAATCTTCCAGATTGCAGATACATCATTACTAATATTGAAACATTAAGAGCTGGAGCTGAAAAAATAAGCAAAAGCAAATATCATTTTCCAATTGCAGAAAAATTACAAGAATTATGCAAAAATGGAACAATATCAGTTATAGCTTTTGATGAGTGTCACAAATCAAAAGAACCTACTTCCTTACAAAGTAGAGCAATGATAAATGTAACTGCAAAATATATGGTTGCTATGAGCGGAACACCACTCATGAACAATCCGCTTGATTTATACTTCCCAATGAAGTGGTTAGGATATGAGAATCATTCATTTTATCAGTTCAAACAGCATTACTGCACTCTTGGCGGATGGGGCGGTTCACAGGTTGTTGGATATAAAAATTTGGAAGAAATTAGAGCAATGATGGATAGCATTATGCTGAGAAGATTAAAAACAGAAGTTCTCGACTTGCCAGAAAAGATTAGAAAGATTGAATATGTCGATATGACACCTAAGCAGAAACAGATATATAAAGAAGTATATAATGGTGTTATGTCAGATTTACAGAAGATTAAATTCTCAAACAACCCGCTTTCAATGATGATTAGATTAAGACAGGCAACAGGTTGGACAGGTATTATATCAAATACTGTTCAAGAATCAGCTAAAATGGAAAGAATGATTGAATTAGTACAAGAGATTGTTGCAAGTGGGCAGAAAGCTATCATTTTTAGCAACTGGGAAAGCATGACAGAAGTAGCAAGAGAGAAATTGAAATCTTATAATCCAGCTTATATCACAGGCGCAACTAAAGCAGATGAACGCATGAAAGAGGTTGAAAGATTCCAAACTGATAATAAATGCAAAGTGATTATAGGAACGATTGGAGCAATGGGTACTGGACTTACACTTACAGCCGCTCAGAATGTTATCTTTTTAGATTCACCTTGGAATATGGCATTAAAAGCACAGGCAGAAGATAGAGCACACAGAATTGGAACAAAAGGAACGGTAAATATAATCACGTTGGTTTGTAAGAACACCATTGATGAACGTATAGAAGAATTAGTAGAAAAGAAAGGACAGATTGCAGATGCATTAGTTGATGGAAAGATTAGCATTGATGATATTAACTATCTTCTTTCTTAATGCACATTCCCACATCTTAATAGGTGTGGGAAATTTTTTTACATAAAATACATAAAAATACTTGACAATTCTACTTTTATGTATTACAATATAATTGTAAATAAGAAATACATAAAATTTTAGGAGGTAGTTATTATGTTAAACAGAAACAAGAGTTATGAAGTAAAAGATTGGTTTGGTGATAAAGTGGCACAGGAAGTAAAAAGAAATATTTCAATGTGTGACGTATTTGCAATTATGAAAGAGACAGAAAAAGCAGTGTATGCAATGCTAAACCTTGGAGTGAATTTCAGAAAGTGTATGTGGGTTCCAAAAAGCGTTTTAATTGAGAACGAAGTAGGCGAGCAGGCAAATGGAACGTATGCACACGAAACAATCTTTGAAGAAGATTATGATAAATGCGTTAAAATGTTCAAAGATCACTGGGAGCAGTTCATTTAATTCTTATACATATTGAAAGGAGGTGATATAGTGAGCGAATTATTTACAACGAGCCGAACGGCTCAAATATTAGATGTATCAACGCAGACAGTGAAGCGCTGGTACAAATGGTATCATAATGCAGATTTCGAAAAGCCAAAGGAACTAAAGTTACCAGAACCTAAAATTGACGGCAAAAATACAATGCTGTTCACAATGGAACAGATACAGGAATTGCATCAATTTCAGATTGATTTGCGTTCAAAATATCGAGGTATTATGGCAGAATTTAACGCAACCTATCAATGGGGGCAACGTGGCACTAAAATTTTGAATGTTGGAAAGCAGTATAAGAAAAAGGAGGAAAATAATGAGTAGAAGAAATGTATTTGACTTATCGAATGCAATTGATAGGTACAAAGAATTAAAAGATGAAGAAAATGCTTTGAAAAAATCAAACAATAAGCTCAATGAAACTATCAAAGCTTATATGTATGAGCATGATATGACATCTGCAAATTCAAAGAATTGGACGGCTACATTATCATGCACGAAAAAAGAAAGCCTCAATGAAGATTTAGCAATTGAGATTATCAAAGAAAATCTTGGTGGTGCTTTGTTATCGTCTGTTATTAAACAAAAAGAATACATTGACGAGGACGCATTAGAGAAGCTTGTGTATAATGGTGACTTTGATATTACCAAATTAGCAAAAGCTAAAATGGTAGAAGAAACCTATACATTGCGAATCAGTAAAAAGAAGGATGAGTAAAATGGATCAAAATAATGAAAATTGCATTGAATGGCTATCTGGTCAACATAATATTGTTTGTTCGATTTCGCAACAAAAATATATTACCAAGATCAAAAAATTAGCCGAAAAATATCCTAAAAAAGTGAAAATCAAAGTTAATAAAGATGGTACGATTTGCGCTAAACTTCCTATAAAAGCACTAAAACTTTCTATCATTGAAAGGGAATTAAGTGAGGAACAAAGACAAGAAATGTCACGCAGATTTAAGGAAAGAATGTATAAGGAGGACTAATTATGAAGAAATGTAAATGGGCAGGAGATCAAGGAGACGAATATTGTAAAAGCTGTGATGGAATCACAATGGATGTAGACGGAAAGTCTATTCCTTGTGACCAGTGTGCCGGGTATGAAGCCGGAATGGATGATGTAGTGAGTGAAGAAATCATGCCGGAACCAATTGAAGAAAAAACAGAAGATAAGTCAACGGAAACAAAGGTTGAAAATGCAACAAAGAAAAAGCAAAAATCAACCCAAAAAGCAAAAGAAACTGAAAAGACGAACAACAACACACCTAATAAAGAAAAAGGCGAAAATAAAGAAAAAACAAAAGGAACAAGTAACGAAGATAAAGCTGTAAAAATTGCAGACGAAAAAAACACACAAGAAACAGTGTCCAAAGATGATGGAGAAATAAAAGTGACATCATTAAGATACACTTCCGGAGCTACAATCAAAAAGGGTGATAACTACTTCAAATTCATTGCAGAAGAAGAGTGGGATGTATCAAGAATTGAAGATGTGCAAGAAGCAAGAGAAAAGTTGTGGGCTAAACTAAATGCCGAAGTAGATTCACAGATTGAAGAATTAAACAATATAAATTAAAAATATATGTTGTAATTCTATTTAGGTTGTGTTATAATAACATTACAGTTTGTAATGAACTTGTAATCTTATCTAGTTGATATTAGGTTGGCGGACTTAATATCTGCAAAACTTAATATCAACCGCAAAAATAAGTTATACATTTTGAACCGCCATTCAATTTGTATAGCTTATTTTATTTTAGAAGGAGAATTAAATGATAAACAATGAAAATTATATAACAATTCAGGGCTGGATGGTTAATGAGTTAGGACTAAAAGGAAATTCGTTGATTATATACGCCACTATTTATGGATTTTCTCAAACTAATGATTGTGAATTTACTGGAAGTGCTAATTACTTAGCTGAATGGTGTGGATGCTCAAGACAAACAGTAATGACCACGCTTAATAAGTTAGTTGCTAATGATTTAATTATAAAGAGGGAAGAATTTAGAAATAATGTAAAGTTTTGTTCATATAGTGTAAATTTTACGGGATGTAAAAAATCTTTACAAGGGGATGTCAAAAAATTTGACAGGGGGATGTCAAAAAATTTGACAGGGGGATGTCAAAAATCTTTACACAATAATATAGATAAAAACAATAGAAATAAAAATATAGAAGATAATATAGATAAGAAAAATTCTAAAAAGAAATCTAAAATTGATACTAAAATCGAATCTATAGAAAAGAAATGTTTAGAGTATGATTTAGAAGATGAATCTATAGAACTTTTAAGTAGATTTTTTAGGAATCTTTTAGAAAATCATAAAATGGTTACAGACGATAAGGTAAATGCAATTTTAACGAAACTAGCAAAAGTAAGTTCAAAAACTCAAATATCAGCAATTAAGTTATCTCTTGATAATGGATATATGAATATAGACCCGGAATGGTTGCAGAACAAAAACAATTCCTATAATGGAAATGGTAAATGTTCAAAAGAACTATCTTGGCGAACACATGAAGAAATGGAAGAGGCAGAAAAAGAAAGACAAGAATTTTTTGAAAAAGTAAGAAACAATGATCCATCAATACATCATTTTTAGAAGGAGGAATAAAAATGGCATATAAAGGAACATATAAAGCTAAAGACGAATCTTATTTTAAAGAGTTACTATTAAATTTCATTCCAACTGAACCAACCCATACGAACTCAAAGCAGTTAGCAGAGTGTATTGGATTAAATTCAAGAGACGTAAGGTTGATTATTCAAAAATTGAGAGATGACGGATATCCAATATGTGCTACACCGGAGCAAGGGTATTGGATTGCAAGAACAAGCTGGGATATGGAGGATACAATGAGTAAGTTAAAGGCGCATATAAAGAACAGCATAGACACTTATAACTCACTTGTAGAAAGTCAAAATGCATTAAAGCGAAAGGAAGGAAACAATGAATATACAGAATTGTTGGTATAAAAGAATTTGCACAGAACAATGTTCTGAAAACTGTATACGCTATAAGCTGATGTATTCATTATTCAAGCAATCTAATCTTCCAGAAGCATTGTGGGATTATAAAGAGCTTATATGTCATGAAAAAGATTTGCAAGTTTATAAGAAACTACAAGCAAAATCAGACGCAATTTTGAATTTTATCGAAGAAGGCAATAATTTATACATCTATTCCGAAAACTGTGGAAATGGTAAGACAACATGGGCTATTAGATTGATGTATTCATACTTCGATAAGATATGGCATAAGAGTTGCTTTGACTGCAAGGCATTGTTTGTAAGTGTGCCAAAATTTTTGTATAATTGTAAGCGTTCAATTTCACAGGATGTAAAAGGCTTTGAAGAGTTGTGCAATCTTATAAGTGAAGTAGATTTGGTTATATGGGATGATATAGGTGAAATGAAAGCAAGCGACTACGAACATCAGATATTATTCCAGTATATTGATGATAGAATCAACTCCAGAAAGAGTAATATCTACACAAGCAATAAGAACAAAGAACAGCTTGAAGATGTGCTTGGGGTAAGACTTGCGAGTCGAATTTATAATTGTTCGGAATGTGTAGAATTTTTAGAGGAAGATAAGAGAGGTAAATATTGATGAGATTTATTCATAGATTTAAGACTTGGAATGTGTGGAGAAAAAAGAATAAAGACCAGGTATTCACAAAAATTCTTGTATTATTCAACATAATACACTCTCCAACTTTCGAGATATTTGAAAGAGATTGTGGGGTGGATTGATGGTAGAATTACAAATTATAAACCGGGTACTAAAAGACAAAAATACTTCTCTTTTAGACTTGAATGACATCACAAGAGAGTATTTCAATCAATATCAAGAGGAATATGACTACATAATGGAACACAAGCAGGAATATGGAAATGTTCCCGATTTGGAAACATTCATAGCAAAGTTCCAGGATTTTGATGTGGTCAATGTGTCCGAAAGCACGGAATATCTTGTGAATACATTTAGAGAAGAATATCTATATTCTCAGTCGGTTCCAGTTCTTACAAAGATGGCAGAACTATTACAGACTGATGCATATTCAGCTGTTAATTACTTAAAATCAAAATTGCCAGAATTAAAGATTGATGGTGCGGTAAAAGGTACTGACATTATATCACAGGCAAAGGAAAGACTTGAAGAGTGGAAAGAAACAAAAGATAATCAAGATACACACTTTATAGCGAGTGGTTTTGAGGAGATAGACAATGACTTAGGTGGATGGCATAAAGGAGAGGAATTAGTTGTTTTATTTGCCCGAACTGGGCAAGGAAAATCTTGGGTGCTTATTAAAATGCTTGAACACGCATGGAAAGTATATCATGCAAGAGTAGGACTTTTAGAACCCGAAATGTCCGCAAGTAAAACAGGATATAGATTTGATACAGTACATCAACATATATCTTCACAAGCATTATATCGTGGTGAAGATGTGCAAGGATATGAAAAGTATATAAATAAGTTAGCTGATAATGGTACTCCGTTTTATGTCGCACACCCACGAGATTTTCAAAAGAAAGTAACGGTATCAAAGTTAAAAAGCTGGTGTGAATCAAATAAATTGGATATGCTTGCAATAGACGGTATTTCTTATCTGCAAGATGAACGAGGAAAAAGGGGTGATAATAAAACAACACAGTTGACAAACATATCTGAAGATTTAATGCAGTTGAGCATCGACTTAAAAATCCCAGTGCTGGTTGTTGTGCAATCAAACAGAGAGGGAGTGCATAATGAAGATTTACAGCTTGATAACATTAGGGATTCAGATGGAATTGCTTATAATGCATCAATCGTTCTTTCAATTCAACAAAAAGAAGAAGGATTGCAGATACAAGATGTGAAAGCAAGAAATTCGAAAGTTGGGATAAAATGGGTATATGCTTGGGATACAGATAGAGGTACATTTGATTATATCCCACAACCTGCAAAAGGAAAAGAAGATGAGGAAAAAAGTGAGGATTTAAGACGTAGATATCACGATAAAGAAAGCGAGGAATATTGATGTTATATTATGATGAAGAATTATACGAAGAAGCAATGAATCAGTTAGATCATTTTTGTATTGATGCTTTAGATAACTTGAGTGATTTTGCAAGCAGAAATGATTATAATAGAGAATGGGTTTTTGATAAGTTTAAAGAAAGACTTTCTAAATTTAAGACAGCTTATATAAGACATGATATGTATTGATAAAATTACAAGATTCTATTGACAAAGAAAAAGAAAGCGAGGAGTATTGAAATGATTTTTGTAATTGATAATTTGAAATATGATACAGATAAAATGGAATTGATTTCCGAAAAATGTGAATATAGCTATATTTGGAAATTGACATTAGCAAATATAGAATTGAGCAGTCCTGGAAAGGATGTTAAGTTGTGGAAAAGCAAGAAAGGAAATTGGTTATTAACCTATCGTACAGATTATGCGTCAAAGGCGATTAAACTATTTGAAGAAGATGTTAAAAAGCTGTTGTTAAATTATGATTTGTCAAAGTATGAAGAGATATTTGGGGAGCTTGAGGAGGCATAGATTTTGATAAAACTACAAGACACATATATCCAAACTGATACTAAATCAATATTAGATATGCTCAAATTTGACCTAGCTCAGCATGGAGTAAATAGGTTTCATATATTTAGAAACAATGGTGATAATGTGCAGACGAATTGTCCGTTTCACAAGAACGGACAAGAACGAAAACCATCATTTGGTGTAAATGGAGAGATTGATAAATGCCATTGCTTCTCCTGCGGCTGGGCAGGAACAATAGAGGAAATGATATCTGAATTATATGGATATCAAGATGAAGGTAAATTTGGAAAAAGATGGTTAATAAAAAGATTTAATACAGTAGAAATTGAAACAAGACCGAATATAATGGAGGGATTTAATGTTCGTAGAGGTGTTACTTTTAATCATGGAAAAAATTTTGCAAATGCAGAAACAGATAGACAGATTGACGGAACAGGTTCAGGAATTACAGAAGAAGAACTAGATAAATATAGATACATTCATCCATATATGTATGAAAGAGGATTGACTGATGAAATTATAGAAAGGTTTGATATAGGATATGATAGAGAACGAGAAGAAATTACATTTCCGGTTAGAGACATTGAAGGAAGATTTGTATTCATTGCAGGAAGAAGTGTCAAAAGCAAATTTTTCAGATTGCCAAAAGGATTGGATAAGCCTGTATACCAGTCGTATAGATTCAATTCTGGAAAGTATAGAACGGCTTATATTACTGAGTCATTCTTAAACTGTCTAACTTGCTGGAAATATGATAAACCTGCTATGGCTATGATAGGTACTGGGAATCAAAAACAATATGAAATATTAAATAAGTTACCTGTTCGAGAATATATTCTTGCATTTGATCCGGATGAAGCAGGAAGAAAAGCAACAGAAAGATTTAGAAAAAACGTGCATGGAAAAATAATAAAAGAACTTGTATATACAGACAATCGAGATATAAATGACCTGCAAGAAGAATTTCTGAATTGCAAAATTATTTTTTGAAAAATTTTCAAAAAATCACTTGACAATATTACTTTTATGTATTACAATATAATTGTAAATAAGAAATACATAGAAAGGTAAAAGGTGATTGATATGATGAATGCAACGTTAAAAGTTTATGACGGAGTTAAGTATAAAGCAAGTAGTAAGAAGATTGCAGAAGTTGAGTATCCAAACATACAAGGGTATGAAGTTGTAGCAGGAGATAAAGCTACACAGATTGGAAATGAAACAGATGAAGCAAGTCGGGATGAGTACAACGAGTATTTGATTATCACGTTGGAAAACGGAGAAACAACAACTTTTTGCAACAGTCATGTTGATATGTTTTGCACTAGCCGATACGTTCTGTAATAGCCATTATGTGAAGCGATAACACGTATAAACACTAATATAAACACTATTTATAAAATAATAAAAGGAGGATGCTTATATGAGGCGGATTTGCACACACGGCATAAGAGATAAGCCATAATAAATAACATATATAAAAGATATATGGGATAGTGGTCAAGCGGTTAAGACACTCGGGGATGCAGAATAATCGTAAACATTAAAAGCGATACTCCGGGAGACATAGGTTCAAATCCTATCTATCTCAATTAGGGATGTAGTGTATATCAAGAGTTGAAACTGAATATAAGCTATATACACATAATTTACATCCCTTATAGCCCTATAGCCAAAAGGTAAGGCACAGGAATTTGACTCCTGCATTTGTTGGTTCGAATCCAACTAGGGCTGTTATCTGTATTTCCCCGAATACAGAGTTGTTGAGTTGTTAGGTTCTCAACATAAAAATCATCCTGGCAGACGAAAGAAAAAGGACCGGATATGCATGGAATGCGTTCATTGGGATGTGACAGGAATAAAGCTGGGAATACTGTTCTGAAAAACTTACCATGAGGGAAGAGTCTATATCTTCCCTCACATACTGGAAGATTAGTTCAATCGGTTAGAGCAATCGCCTCATAAGCGATAAGTTGTGGGTTCGAGTCCTACATCTTCCATTAGAGGTCAAATCGTTATTTCTTTTTCTAATTGACCTTGTTCCGAAAGGAACCACTACAAATAAACTTTAGAAAAAGGACGTTATGAATGCAAAGCCGGTTTTTCGATAAAATCCTTAGAAGTTTGGAATATAAGTGGTTGTGATGTAATGGGCTTATAGTGAATGTTCTGGAGGTTGTTCATTCAAAACTAAAAACACTAAAACATTTAAGAAAGGAAAAAGAACGTATGGGTAGAATCAATTATGAAGATGCAGACAAATACGGAAACAATTCAGACACGGAGTTTTTAAAACTGACGAACGATGGAGACATGGTTACCGCACAACTTATGGTGAAGAATATGGAAGATGTGGATATCTTTGCTTGCCATCAAGCGGTGGTTGGTAAATGGGATGATGGAAACGACAAGACAAGATTTGTAAGTTGTTTAAGAAATTATGATGATCCGCTTGATGTTTGTCCAATGTGTGCCGCTGGATTAAAGACGCAAGTTGTAATGATGCTTGCAATGGTTGACCAGCAGGACGGAAAGGTTAAGATTTGGAATAGGGGGAAGACATTCATTCCAAAGATCAAGAACTTCGTAAATCGTTGGGGAGACATGACCATGAAGCCTGTTGATATTATCAGAAATGGAAAAAGGGGAGACAAGAAAACAACATATGATATTCAGATTTCTCCAGCAGAACCAATTGATATTTCACAGTATGAAAAGCCAGAATTTTTAGGTGGTTATATTATGGATAAGACGGCGGATGAAATGCAGGAATATCTTGATACAGGAAGTTTTCCAGATTCAGATAATAATGATAATGAGGACAGTACACAGGTAAGACGAAGAAACACTGAACCACTTCCATCAAGAAGAGGAGAAAGCAGAGCAACAAGCAGAAGGGCAGGTATGTAGGAGGATTATATGGCATTATCATTTGCAAGACCAAAAAGCAATGATAAGAGTATAATCAAGAAATCTAAAACAGTAACGAATAGAACAAGTATTAGGAGCGGCGGAAATAATCTAGCCGCTCAAATACAATCTATTGTTGCTATTGCTAATCAGAAATTAGCAATTCATAAAGATGATTATATTCTTATTAGAGAACCTGACCAACTATATGAATATATGAAAGAAATGAAGCAAGTTGGAGAAGGGGCATTAGATACAGAGACAACAGGATTAAATCCGTTACTTGTAGATATAGTTGGTGGATGTATTTATACACCAGGACAAAAAGCGGCATATATTCCAATCAATCATAAATCATATATTACAGGTGTACGAACAAAGGAACAGATGGATGAGGAAACTGTTTCAAAGATTATGAAAGAGTTCCACAAGGATATTAGATGGATTTTTCATAATGCAAAATATGATATCCGGGTATGTAGAAAGACACTTGGAATTGATTTCAAGCCTTATTGGGATACAATGTTAGCGGCATACTGTATAGATGAAGAAGAAAGTCACAGATTGAAAGACTTGCACCTTAAATATTGCAATAGCAAAGATACAGAATCTTTGACATTTGATGCATTATTTAAGGGTGTTACTTTTGATATGATACCAATATCCACAGCCTATTTGTATGCGGCAGGTGACGCTATAAAAACCTATGAACTTATGAAATATCAGCAAACTTTACTCAATAGGCGAGTATTAACTGGACCTTATAATGTGTTTCAAAATATTGAGATGCCTTTGATTTCTGTTGTAGCAGATATGGAAGATAGGGGAGTATGTTTGGATTTTGATGTTTGTAAAAATCTACATGAAAAATATCATGCTATTAGAGAAGAGCGGCAGAAACAAGCTGATGAAGCAATAGCAATGTATAAAGAGGAAATTGATAACTACAAGATGAAAAATCCTAATAATAAGTTATCAGACCCTATATCTTTGACAAGTCCTACACAGCTTGCAATTCTTTTTTATGATATATTAGGATTGACAAGTCCCGATAAGAATAAACCAAGAGGTACTGGAGAAGATATCTTAAAGCATTTTGCACAAGGCAAAGAGAAGAATATTTGTGAAGCAATTTTAGGAATGCGAAACGTGGAAAAGTTGTTAGGAACATATATTGATAAAATGACAGAAATTGCTCTTGACGATGGACGAGTACATGCAAGTTATAATCAGTATGGGGCAAAAACAGGGAGATTTTCAAGTAGTGACCCTAATTTGCAAAATATTCCTTCGCATAACAAGGAAATTCGTCATATGTTCAAGGCACAGGATGGTTATGTTTTAATTGGCGGAGATTATTCACAGCAAGAACCAATGGTTACAGCTCATCTTTCTAAAGACAGGAAAATGAAGGAAGCTTTTATGAATGGCAAAGATATTTATGCTACAATAGCTTCTTTAGCTTTTCATAAACCTTATGAAGAATGTAAAGAATTTAGACCTGACGGAACAGTAAACCAAGCAGGAAAAGAAAGAAGAACACAAGCAAAAAGCATTGTATTGGGAATTTTGTATGGTAGGCAGATTCCTTCCATAGGTGAACAGTTAGGAGTATCTACAAAGGAAGCACAAGGCATATATGATGCTGTCCTTAAAGCTTTTCCAGAATTAGCACAGTTTATTAAAGATTCACAGACTATGGCAAGAACGGAAGGTTATGTGACTACTGCATGGGGTAGAAGAAGACATTTACATGATATGCAGTTAGAACGATATGAATTTTCCTATAATGGAAAAGTAACTAACTTTGACCCGTTGGCATTTGGAAGTGAAGTATCTACAGAAGTTCCAAAGAAAGTGAAAGACAACTACACCAAACAACTTGATAAAGCATTTGGGTGGAAAAAGAAAAATGATATAATCCAAAAAGCCTTATCAGAAGGAATTAAAATTAAAGATAATGGTGGATTTATAGCACAAGCAGAAAGGCAATGTGTGAATGCACGAGTACAAGGCTCTGCGGCAGATATGGCAAAGTTAGCAATGATTTCTATAAATAATGATAAGAGAATGAAGGAACTAGATTTTCATCTTCTTATTTGTGTGCATGATGAAGTTATAGGTGAATGTCCAGAAGAAAATGCTAAAGAAGTAAAAGAAAGATTATCATACTTAATGAGAACAGCACCCTCACACTTAATAGAGTTACCTTTTAAGTGTGATTGTGAGATTTCTTATAATTGGTATGGGGAAAGTGTGGAGGTGAGTTAATGAGTTTTGATTTATATTTTGCCGGGTGTCAACATAAAATGTTATATGACTGGCTTGCAAAAAATAATGGATGTAAATTATTTTCACAATTAAAAGAAAGAAAGGATATTGCATATTGGAACACATTAAATTCCGGGAAATTATTTATTGATTCCGGGGCTTATACAGTTTATACAAAAGGTACGGAAGTTGATGTAGATGAATATATCAACTATGTAAATGATATAGATGAACATCTTACTATTTTTGCCCAAGTAGATAAGATTCCTGGAGTATATGGGAAAATTAAAACAAAAGAACAGGTTCTTGAAGCTCCAGAATTAAGCTGGGAAAATTATCTTTATATGAGGGAAAAAGTAAAAAGTCCGGATAAATTATTACCTATCTTTCATAGAAGAGAAGACTGGAAACATTTAAAGAGAATGTTAGAAACAACTTTTGAAGGGAAATATATTCCTTATATTGGATTAGCTGCAACAACAGATTCTTCTACTAAAGAAAAAGAAGAATGGTTTGAAGAGTGTTTTAGAATAATTTCTAAGAGTTCTAATCCTCATGTAAAGACTCATGCTTTTGGAATGACTTCCCTTAAATTATTAGAAAAATATCCATTCACTTCTGCCGATAGTACGAGTTGGATAATGATAGGAGCTAATGGAAATATATTAACACCTTATGGACTTGTAACAGTTAGTAATTCACAGTCCCATTTGAAAAATCATATAAGTAATACAGCTGTAGCTGAAAAAATGTTACAGAAATATCTACAAAGCATAGGACTTGAATTGGAATTAGTCAAAACTGATTATAGATATAGAATGCTAGCTAATTTGATTTATCTTAAAAGATGGTCAGATAACTATGTATATAAAGGTTCTGTAACTAAAAGAAAGAAATTATTTTAGGAGGAGTAAAAATGAAAGAAAAAAAAATTGTTCACAAAATTGAAGAAGGAATGAATCCACATGATGTTTTATGCACAACATACCAAATGAGAAATTTCTATTCTCAGTTTAGAGATGGGTTTTTTACTCAGTTAGATGTCATGAATTATATTCAACATCATTCAGCAACAATGTTTGCTAAAAAAGGAATGAATGTTGTGGATGTTTGTTGTGGAAGGTCTTTAATGCTTCCTTTATTAAGATATTATGCAAAAGATATAAATAGTTATACAGGAGTAGATATATGTGAAGCAAATATCAGAGAAGCTAAAAGAGGTGCAGCAAATAAACAGTTGAAAGAAGAAGATTTAGAAGATTACTATCCATTTAAGGTAGATTGGATTCTTTCTAATGTTGCGGAAATGAGTGAACATATTGAAAAAGGTTTCGCGGACCTTGTAATCTATACAAGTGCCTTGGAACATATGCACAAGGACACAGGTTCTAAGAGCTTAGAAGAATGTTATAGAATAATGAATAAAGATTCTATAATGTTTTTAAGTTGTCCAAATACACCAGGAAATGGATATAATACGCAGTATGCGGCTCATGTATATGAATGGGGTTATGATGAACTGAAAGAAAAACTAGATGAATTAGGTTTTGAAGTAATAAATGAGATAGGACTTGTTATGAAAGTGAAAAAGATGAAAGAATTTTTCCAAAGTGATAAGGTATCCTCAGAAATGAAAAACTTTTATAATAAAATGGCATCATATGTTCCTTCGGCATGGCTAAGTTCAATTGTAAGCATCCCTTATCCAAAAGAATCAGATGAGATTTTGTTCTTTGTAAAGAAAAAATCTAAAAAACTTTTCTAAAAAGTATTGACAATTCTCCTTTTATGTATTACAATATATATTGTAAATAAGAAATACATAAAACAAGGAGGACAATGCGATGGATGTATATGTATCTAAAAAAGACAGCAATATCAAGGCAGAATTACTTTCTGTTAAAGAAGGAAAAGTGTCTATAAAGATTATTTCAGGAAAAGATGTTGGAACGGAAAAACAGTTTAGTGAATCTACATGGAAAAGATGGTGGAAATTTTTAGAAAAACAGAAAGAAGAACCTAAAAGGAAGACTCAAAAGAATATACAAGCTATAAAAGAAGTATGTTCATTTATAGAGGATGATTATGAATACAAATATTATTCTTCTGTTAAATGCTATAAAATATATGACATAATGAATCAACAGAGAGTAATCGCTGAGGTTTATCCACAAAGAAAGAAATTGATGTGTTATTTCAAATCTTTGGAAAGGATTAGATTTAACAAAGACAATTTTTTCTAAGGATGGATATAAGTATTACTTACCCGCAAGGATTGATATTTCCTATGAGACAAATTATCTGAACACACTGAAAGAATTTTTAGACAGCAAATAAAAGGAGGTTTTTATTATGTATTATGTATCAAAAAGAATGGAAATTGCAGGAGCTCACTATTTAGAGTTACCTTATGAAAGTGGTTGTTCAAATCTTCATGGACATAATTGGATTATCACCGTGCATTGTAAAGGAAGGGAGCTAACGCCCTATGGAATGTTGGTAGATTTTAAGAAAGTGAAGGAGTGTATTCATTCAAAGTTAGACCATAAATATATAAATGATATGGTCGACTTTAATCCAACGGCGGAAAATATGGCTAAGTGGATTTGCGATGAGGTAACGATGATATGCCCGATAGGTATTAGATGTTATAAAGTAGAAGTTCAAGAAAGTGAAGGCAATATTGCCACATATGAGGAGGATTAAATATGAAAGTGGTAGAAATTTTCAAAAGTATTGATGGTGAAGGTAAGCGAGCCGGCTTACCTACTACCTTTGTAAGATTAGCTGGATGTAACTTGAGATGTAGATATTGTGATACTTCTTATGCTTTTGATACATCCAAGGCAAAAGATATGTATTTAGATGAAATCCTAGAAGAAGTTAAGAATTATGGTGTAAATTCAATCACAGTTACCGGAGGGGAGCCTCTCGTCCATCCACATGTTACAGAACTCCTTATGAGGATGAACAACCTGAATATCTTTGATATAAATGTTGAAACAAATGGGTCTATAGATCCTTCTCCTTATCACTATTTGAAGAATGTTTGGTTTACTGTGGATTATAAATGTCCATCAAGTGGGGAAGAGAGCCACATGAATCCAGAAGCGTTTGAATCTTTACGACCTCAAGATGTATTGAAATTTGTCGTTGGTAATAAAGAGGATTTATATAGGGCTTCACAGGTACTTGAAAAATATAAACCAAAATCTCAAATTTATTTTAGTCCTGTATTTGGATACCCTGCAAGTGAAATAGTAGATTTTATTTTAGAGAATGATTTGAACGAGTGCAAAGTTCAATTACAAATGCATAAATATATTTGGAATCCTGAAGAAAGAGGTGTGTAATATGATTGATAAGAAAAGAATTGAAAAGGCAGTAAAAGAAATCTTAATTGCTTTAGGTGATGATCCGGAAAGACCTGGACTTGTAGATACACCTCATAGAGTAGCTAAGATGTATGAGGAAGTATTTGAAGGAATGAATTATACGAACGAGGAGATTGCAAAAAAATTCTGTAAATGTTTTGATACAGATAATAATGATTTGGTTGTTGTGCAGGATATTCCAATATTTAGTTATTGTGAACATCATTTAGCTTTGATGTATAATATGAGTGTGTCTATTGCTTATATTCCAAATGGAAAGGTATTAGGACTTAGTAAGTTTGCTCGTATTGCTGATATGGTTGGAAAGCGACTACAGCTTCAGGAACGAATAGGTTCAGATATTGCTGAGATCGTACAGACTGCAACAGGTTCAAATGATGTGTTGGTTGTTGTAGAAGGAGAACACAGTTGTATGACTGCAAGAGGTATTAAGAGTAGAGGAGCTAAGACAAGAACAGCCACTATAAGAGGCGAGTTCAATGATAATGTTGAGTTAAGAAAAGAAGCTTATTCGTTAATGAACTTGAATTAAAGGAGGACGAAAAATGAAAGTAGTAACAAGCAGAATGAAAGAAGCAGTAAACAAAGCAATCAAAGGAGCAGGATTTAATAATCTTATTCCTATTACATCAATGATTGGTATTAAGTTATCAGATGGAAAGTTAAGATTGCTTACAACAGACATGACTAATACATTATGTATTATCATTGATAAGGTGTCCGGCGTGGATATGGATATCACAGTTGATGCTGACAAGTTCGGAAAGTTGATTGCAAAAACAACTTCCGAAGACATTGAATTGTTGATTATTGATGATGTGTTATCCATCAAGGCTAATGGAACATACAAGATTCCATTGATTTCAGATGAGGACGGACTTATCTCATTCCACGATATTAAGCCAATGGACGATAAAAATGCACAATGTACGACTAAGCTTTCAAGCGTTATGCAGGCTTATAATATCAATAAATCAGCCCTTGCAAAAACACTTGAGAATCCGGCTTTAACTGGTTACTATTGTGGTGAAAGCGTAATCAGTACGGATGCTAATGTCATTACTTTTAACCAGTTTAAGATGTTTGATATTGATAATCCAATTCTTATTTCCGCCCAGCAGATGCAGTTACTGACACTGAATACAAAGGAAGATATTGAAGTTTATATTGGAAAAACAGGTATTCAGTTTGTGACAGACGATGTGGTTATTGATGGCGCCTTGATGGAAGGAATTGAAGATTTTCCAGCTAATGAAGTAAACGCATATTTAGATGAAGCATTTACATCTTCTTGTAAAGTGCCAAAGGATTTGCTTTTATCCGTACTCGATAGACTTGCACTATTCATTGAACCATATGACAAGAATGGGGCATACTTCACTTTCGGAAGAAAGGGTATCAACATTCACAGTAAAAAAGACGCATCCACAGAGACTATCAACTACGTAGAAAGCAAGGATTTTGAACCGTTCGTATGTTGTGTGGATATTCCAATGTTAAAGGAACAATTGCAGTCTAATCCGGACGATACAGTCAAGATTTGTTACGGAAATGAAAATGCTTTGAAGATTGAGAGTGGAAAAGTAACACAAGTTATAGCTTTGCTTGAGGATGAAGATTTAGACAATCAGTAATATTTAGATAGATATTTCTCCTTCCTTTATTCCCTATAGCAAATATCACTATAGGGAATATTTTTTATAAAAAATTTTCAAAAATCACTTGACAATTCTCCTTTTATGTATTACAATATATATTGTAAATAAGAAATACATAAAAACAAGGAGGACAAAGATATGACATATTTAGTAACAGTAAATCATGGAGCAGTAGCAACAAAGGAAACAGAAAGAACATTTTTTATAGGTGCTAAATCTGAAAAGGAAGCTTATCAGTTATCAAAAGAAAACCTTATAAACTGCGGCATTGACGGTTATGAATATGTTGTTAAGATTGAGAAGGCATAAAGTACGAGTAGGGAATTATTGAAATTATAAGAAGTACATAAAAGGAGTGAGTAAAGGATATGATTGCTAGAAAAGTATATTTTTCAAATGACGGCAGAAAATCAATGATTTTTAGTGATTGGAAAGAATATAGTATATACTGCGGATATACTAATGGAAAGAAAGCATACAGTCTTAAACTCGGTTATCATGCTAGATGGGAGGTAAAGAATTGAGTAGAAGATTATTAAATTTGATAAACAACAATCAGCCACAACTTCCTGCAAATAAGAAGTTTCTGGCAGATGTAATGAGTTGCATTGAGAGAATGGAACAAGAAGGAAGGAGAAAAGGAAGTAATTATTATAAGCCATCTTCCCTTCACTGTATGAGAAATATGTATTTCACTCGTACAAAAGCACCACAAGACCCGGAAACAGTAGAATATAATTCAACAGGAATGGCAGATACAGGAACAGCCCGACATGAAGCATTACAAAATGCACTACTAAATATGCAGAAAATGGGGTATGATTGGAAGTATTTAGATGTTGCTGAATATGTAAAGGAAAAACAGAAATTCGGTAAATGTAAATCCTTGATAGTAAAAGGTACACAAGGAGCAGAAACACATCTTATAGATACTGCCTTAAATTTATCCTTCCGATGTGATGGAATTATAAGAAGAATAAGCACAAATGAAGATTACTTATGGGAGTTCAAGAATGTTGTTTCTTTCAAATATAATCAGTTAGATAATCATTGTTTGGAACAGCATCATAATCAGGTTATTTGTTATTGCACTGTTTTGGATTTAGATAGAGCGTTCGTGATGTATGAAAATAGAGATATATGCACACTTGAAGTTCCGGAAGTATTTGAAGTAACTCAGGATATGAAGAATTGGTTATGTAACTATATATTAGAGTGTGATGGATATGTTGAAAGAATGATTGCACCTCCAAAGACGGAAGATACAAAAAATTGTAAATGGTGCAGATATAAGTCTATATGCAGAAAGGTAGGATGAAGATGAAAACAACATTTAATGGAACTCCTTTTATAGATTTATTTGACAAATTACCAGAAATAAATGCAGAAGCTGATAAAGAAAATATAAAAATATTTAGACAATACGGCATGATTGACAGCGGTCAATTAAGACACACTTGTGTCTTATGTGGTAAAAAAGTTAATATAGATGATTCTGTATCGAGTAAAGGTCATAGGCTGATTTGCACTCAATGTGTTTATAAGTATTTTGAAGGTGATTATAGTGCTGTATTTGAATGGAATAGGAGGAGATAGAATGATATATATAGGAATAGACCCAGGAAAAAATGGTGGAATAGCATTTATAAATGAGTTTTGTGAGATTATACAGTTATTACCGTTTTCAGATGATCCCTTAATTCGATTGATAAAAAATTGTAGTTCTGATATGAAGTGTACCTTGGAGCACGTTCACGCAATGCCCAAGCAGGGAGTATCAAGCACTTTCAATTTTGGAATGAATTTTGGATTCATTCAAGGGGTATTAAAGGCATATGGTATTCCTTATGAACTTGTTACTCCACAAAAGTGGAAGAAAGAATTTTCTTGCACTTCTGATAAAAATACATCTATTGAAGTATGCAAGAGATTATTTCCAGGTGTTAATTTAAAGGCAACAGACAGATGCAAGAAAGACCATGATGGAATGGCAGAAGCATTATTGATAGCAGAATATGGTAGAAGACATTATGGAAGGAGTTGATACTTATGAGTAGGCGTTTCGAGATAAAAAATTGTTGTGAAAATTGCAGGTATGCAACGAATTATACCGGTTATGATGATTTTGTTTGTGGTCATTGCGGTTCTATGTTACGTGCTGAAAGATTTGATTGTGAGTATTTTACGGCTAAATATAAAGGGGGCATTATAACGGCAAGTCGTAGGGATGGAACTGTTTGTAGTTGCTATAAAAATGGAAGATGCTTAGGCACGAAAGAAGTTGAAGTGTGCAGTTGCAAAGGGGATCCAGTGGTGTGTGATTTTTATCCACAAAAAAGAAATAATAAAACTACTGAAGATATAATGCAAAATGTGGATAATATAAGTGACACAATTAAGGAAATATCGGATAAACTTGTTACAAAGTATTGCAAAGATTTGGATGATTTAATGTCAGTTATTAAAGAACAGTTGCAAAATAATGGGGGAATAACTGATACAGAATTAGAATTTCTTATAATGGATTTAGCAAATGCTCTTTATTTCACAGGTTCGGCACAAGAAGATTTAGGTATTAAAGAGGATGCTTGTAAAGCTATAAGGCAGGAAGTATATTCAACAGCAAGAGAACGATCAACAGGAAAAACAGTTGCAGATAAAACGGCTCAGGCAGAGCTTATGACACAAACAGAAACAATGACCCTTGCTATATATTCAAGAGCATATAAGAAAGTAAAGCTGAGAATGGATGCAGGGTATGAAATGCTTAATAGTTTGAAAAAAGTAATGAATAAACGTATAACAGAAATGGAACTATCAAATAGCAGATATATAAATCATAGTGAAAAGCAAAACTGAAAGAATTGAGAGGTAGAGAAAATGAGTGATAAGCAGAGCAATCTCACAGACAAAGAAATGGAAGATTTACAGAACATAGTAACTGACACATTAGCAAGTGTATGTTCTATGGCAGACAAGCATAACATCGACAGAGATAGTATGCTGAAATACTTTTCTGATATGCTCACAGCTTTTACAGAAGTGGCAAGCATATAGAATTATGAAACTAACCGCACCAATGCCGACAGGATAAGGAATATGTCGGATGAAGAACTTACAAAAAATTTATGTTTACTGCTGGATTGCAGAAAGTGTCCAGCATTCAAATCTCGTAATGAGGAAAGTATGTGCGATGCAAACTTATTTGAATGGCTTCAATCAGAAGCAGAATAGGAGAGAACAATGAAAAAAAGCAATTTATATAAAGGAACATCAATGTATTAAATGTCCGGATTTTATATGCATTGAAAAATATTCTATGAATAGTGTAAATGGATGGTATTTTAACATATCTGGAAAATTAAATGGGATAAAGTATTGTCCATATTGTGGTAAAAATTTATATGAGGAGGAATAATATGACAGAGTGTGATGCAATAAAAATATGTAATACCATTGGTTTTGCAACATCTTTTAGCAATCCACAAAGTATGCCACTAAATACAACTAAAGAGGAGCTTACAGAATCAATGGGATTGGCAGTACAAGCAATAGAAAAGCAGATATCTAAGAAACCGACATATGAAGGTGATGGCTACGCAGATGGGAATCTTGTATACGACACATGGATCTGTCCATGCTGTGAAAAGCGTTATGAGGTTGATTATGATAATTATGACTACTGTCCGAATTGCGGACAGAAATTAGATTGGGAGGATGACGATGAGTAATCTTGATTTGATTATAAAAGATTTGAATAAGAAAATGAAAGTAGGAAATATTCAGTTAGGAGTTGATTTCCAGGAAGTACAAAAGATTCCTTTTTCATCATGTCGATTAAATTATATGACGTATGGAGGTATTCCAGTTGGAAGAATTGCGGAATTTTATGGTGCAGATGGAAGTGGAAAAACGACTACGGCTATTGATGTGGCGGGAAATGCTCAAAAAATGTTCACAGATAAAAAAGTGTTGTTTGTAGACATTGAACATACTTTTGATTCTTGCTGGGCGACTAAGTTAGGATTGAACTGTGACGATATAATCTATCTTGACCCTGATAGCATGGGAGCAGAAGAAGTCTTTAATATGATGATAGAACTAATAGATAGCGGAGAAATAAGTCTATGTGTATTAGATTCAATCGGTGCTATGGTATCAATGCAAGCAAATGAAAAGCAGATAGGGGAAAGAACATACGGTGGAGTAAGTATGGCATTGACAGAATTTTCTAAAAAGATTACCCCAGTTCTTTCCAGAACACAAACCACATTTATCGGAATCAATCAAGCTAGAGATGATATGAATAGTCCATATGGAGGAACAACTACGACAGGAGGAAGGTGCTGGAGACATGCATGTAGCACCAGACTTGAATTTAGGAAAGGTAATTATATTGACGAAAAAGGCAATAATCTTTCAAGAGCTTGTGAAAATCCAGCAGGAAATATAGTCAATGTAGCACTTGTGAAATCTAAAGTATGTAGACCGGATAGAAAAGTAGGATTTTACACATTGAAATATCTTGAAGGTATTGATTATGTGTCAGATGCAGTAGATGTTGCTATCAAGATGGGACTAGTTGCACAAGGCGGAGCATGGTTCTCTTTAGTTGATATAGAAACAGGGGAAATTCTCAATAAATTCCAAGGTAAATCTAAGTTAGTTGAACACCTAAAGGAAAATGATAACTATACAGATTTTTATTCAAAATTGGAGAAATTATTAAATGAAGAGTAATGCCTATCTAAACGGACAAGATATATTGAATTGGTATAAGACTCCAGTTGAAATGGAGTTTACGAATAAAGGGTTCCCGATATTGGAACCCTTAAAGTCGTTATCTATACCAAGACGAGGATTAAGAACATTGCCTTTTAATTATGCATTATCTAATAAAGATAAAGATTACTTTGTGCATTTCTATATACAAGATTATTTATTTAACAGAATATGGAATAATCCTCAACGATATATTGATATATTGAAAAAATATAAAGGAATTGTGATGCCAGATTTTAGTCTTTATACAGATATGCCTGAACCATTGCAAAGATTCAATCATTATAGGAATTTGTGGTTTGCCAGAATGTGTCAGATGCAAGGTATTATAGTAATTCCATCCCCTAATTGGTCAACAAAGGATAGTTTAGAATGGTGTCTTGAAGGAATGCCAAAAGATAGTGTTATCATGCTATCCGCAGTGGGAAGCATTAAAAATCCGCAGGTATTTGATAACTTTATTTATTGTGCTAAATATGTAGAAGAAAGATTGAATCCTATTCATATTTTATTAAGGTGCCCGGAAAAAAGTCAGGAAAGAATAAAATCTTTTATAACTACTACTTGTAGTTTTGTAAATTATACTGTATAATACGAGTGAAGGGAGTTGATTATTATGGGCGGAAGAAGTTCTTTTAGTGGTAAACAATCTGGACTTATTACAAGCAGTTCCTCTAATTACGGTGTTCCGGGAACTTACGAGGTTCATAGGTCTGGAGATTTATCAGCACCTAATAAAATGATTTTTTTAAGCGCATCGTTCGGGGAGGCGAGTAATTATGGAAAGGAATCGAATAAAAATATTGACACATATCACATCAAGCTAAATAATCCATTGGTTGTAAATGGTTCAACAGATGGAGAAATGCTTAGAAATGCATGGGAAAAGTTACACCCAGGCAAGTCCTATCCTAAAGGTCCTATGACTTCTAAGAAATGGCAGACAAGGGATAAGGAGAACGCTTCGGCTTTATCCAAAAGTTCTTATGACGCTATTATTTATAAAAAACCTAGTGGAAGGCACGAAGTTCAAATAACCAAAAAAGATGCAAATAAATTAGTTAAGACAAAAACAACAAAGCATTCCGGTAAAAGGTACACATACGATAACCGATGGATATAGTATGCCGAAAGGAGTTGATTAAAATATGGGAGGAAGAAGTTCAGCAAGCAGAAAGATAAAGCAGAAATACGAATCTAGAGTTAGAGGTCAAATATCAAAAATGCAAGCAGGACTGTTGTATAAAAGCGTTAAAAATGGTGATGTAAAAGCGTTACCTGAAACAACAAGGTTATTCTACAATGAATCCGATGCCTCAATACGATTTGCCAGTGAGAGGTACTCACAAGACTATCTTTTTTATGATAAATCAGATAATTTAACAACGCACTTAATGAACAAAGATTATAAAAAAGCACAAAAAGTTATAAATGATATAGAATCAGACTTAATAAGTAGAGCAGGAAAGAAAAGCGCTTATTATAAGTATAAAAAGTAAACTAAAACCACTAGGAATTTTCTTAGTGGTATTTTTTGAAAAATTTTCAAAAAATACTTGACAATTACCTTTTTATGTATTACAATATATACATAAGATAAAGAAAGGAAACCATTTGGTGAAAGGTAAAAGGATATGACAAGAACAGATTTTAACAAATATTTATTAAGCTTAGATTTAGATGAAGAAACATTTGAGAAGGCTAAGGACTTAGCAACGACGATGGTAGCATATGGAATGTCATATGAAGAATGTGTGAAAATCGTAGCTAAAAATATCTAGGTTAGGAGGATACATATTATGACAAACACCGCTATTATATTAGGATATATGCAAATGAACCAGTTAGACCCAAATAAGATTGTGCTACATACCTATGCACAGTGGAAGAAACTAGGGTATCAAGTAAAGAAAGGAGAAAAATCAAAGCATAGAATTTCAGTGTGGAAACGGTCTATCAAGAAAGTAGAAAACGAAGAAGGAGAAAAAGAAGAAGTTGACAACGGAAGATATTTCTTGAAAGAGTCGACATTCTTCACACAAGACCAAGTAGAAGCAATAAATAAAAAAAGATATTTAATAGGAGGAAGTATAAAATGAACAGGGAATCGTGTGAAACGATAATTTTACAAAAATTAAAAGAAATAAAAGCTATTGCTAAAGAATATGATAAAAGCGGTACGAGTAATTTAAGCATTATCATTAAGGATGATAGCAATGATTATATGTCGGTGTATAGTTCTAACAAAGAATTTCCAATACATGCCGCTTCTATAGAAGGGAAGGTGTATCATTTTGGCAACTAGATATTTTTCAGACAAACAAGAAAAGCATATTGCAAAAGTAACTGGAGGAAAAGTACAGAGAAACTCCGGTGGAACAAAGTTCGGCGGAGGTGATGTTCATACAGATAAGTTCTTTATAGAAGCAAAAACACCAACAAAAGAACAAACCTCTTTTACAATTAAAAAAGAGTGGATAACTAAAATGAGAGAACAAGCATATGAACAAGGAAAAGAATGTTGTGCTTTAGCTTTTACATTTGACCCAGATAAGCAACAGAATTATTATGTTTTATCCGAGAAAGAATTTATTGAATATTTAAGATATAAGGAGGAAGACAATGATTAAAGAATTTTTTGAAGAACACGATCATTTATGTTTTAAACTTCAACATATTGGTAGATATGGTGGTGGATGGCAAATACGAATATATAATACTACATTAGACTTCGGTTGTACTGAGCCTATTTATAAGCATATTGTATTAGATTCTGAGATCAATGATTCAAATGCAGATTTTGAAACTATGATAATGACTCCGGTCATTAACTGGTGGAAAGATTCTAATCCAAAGTCTATTACTAAATATTAAGGAGGAAAAGAAATGATTAAATTAGAACATGTAGTATTAGCTTCACCAGAGCAGATGGAGTTTGTTATTGAAGGAATGAGAAATTCAAAGAATAGTTGGGAGAAGAGTGACAGCATCGTTGGAACATATTATGGAAAAGATTTTGAGGGCAAAGATATTTTAGCAAATGATACTTTTTCGTTAGGATACAACGACTGTGATTTAATGACGCAATTATCCAAAGCAGGTACGGATCATAGAAAGTATATGAGAATGATGCCAGTGTATGCTAGAATTACTGCTCCGTTGTATTGGTGGAAAGAATTCGACCAATACAAGGTCGGTACTGTTTCAAACTCTTGCAGTACCATGCATAAGATTGCTGATAAAGAGTTTACTAAAGAAGATTTCAGCTGTGAACATTTAGATTTATTGAATATAGCACCAAGTTATGATGTGAATTTTAATTATCCCCTTGTTACAGCTATTAAATATTTGAATTCTGCAAGGGAAAAATTCATCAAAACAAAAGACAAGGCTTATTGGTGGCAGATGATACAGTCACTTCCATCATCATATAATCAAACAAGAAATGTTATGTTGAATTATGAAGTATTAGCTAATATGTATCACTCAAGGAAAAATCATAAATTGGATGAATGGAAAGAGTTCTGCAAATGGATTGAAAAGCTTCCACTGAGTGATTTAATCACGCATAATGCGGAAAAAATAATGATGATAAAAGAAAAATAAATGAATCATATAATAGAAAGGATGGAGATATCTAATGGCAAACCAATCATTAGCAGTAAAATATAGACCAACTTATTTTTATTCGTTAACTGAGCAGTCAGCAATAAAAGAAATTTTAGAAAATCAGGTTAAAACAAAGACTTTTCAACATGGTTACTTATTTACCGGTCCAGCTGGAACAGGTAAGACAACATCAGCAAGAATTTTTGCGAATATGATAAATGTTGGAAAAGGAAATCCTATTGAAGTAGACGCCGCAAGTAATAGTGGGGTGGATAATATTAGACAGATTATTGAAGATGCTAAAAGAAAACCGCTTGATGCAGAATATAAGATATTCATTGTGGATGAGTGTCATTCGTTATCAAATGGAGCATGGCAGGCATTATTAAAGACACTTGAAGAACCCCCAAAATTTACGATTTTCATTTTTTGCACAACGGATCCACAGAAAATTCCTAATACGATTTTATCAAGAGTTCAAAGATACAATTTCCAAAAGATAAGTAATGAGGGAATTGTGAAAAGATTAAATGGTATAATTGCAGAGGAAAATAGAGAAATGATAGAAGCTGCCGGAGGTTCACAGGATGCCATCAATGATATAGAATGGGCTAAGCACGAAGATATTGACTGTATAGACTGTGATGAAGATGCTTTGGAATATATAGCAAAGGTCTCATCTGGAGGAATGCGTGATGCTATTACACTTCTTGATAAATGTCTTTCATTATCTCATGATGTGACGTTGGAAAATGTATTGAAAACAATAGGAAGTGAAGATTATAGCACATTCTTTGATTTTTTAGATAGGTTGTGCAACAAAGGAAAAATGAGCATAACAACAATTGAAAATGTTTATAACTGCGGTAAAGATGTAAAACAGTTTATGAAAGACTTTGCCAAATTCATTTTAGAAGTTGAAAAATATCTAATTTATGAGTCAACTGATTATATCAATATACCAAGTACACAAGAAAATATTGATAAGCTATCAGAGTTTAAATCTTTGTCCACAGAAGTTTATAATGTAATGGATTTTGTACTTATGTTGAATAGTCAGATTAAGTGGGAAAACGACCCAAAGACATTAATTGAATTATCTATTTTGATTTATTGCGGAAAGGAGGATTAGTATGTTGAAAGGAAAAGTTTGCAAAGTGTTGACTGATACGGATGATAACTTTTCAAAAGGCGAGTTAGTAGTGGTTTTGGAAGAGCACCCAGTTCCATATTGCTGCCCTTTGGAAAAATATAATCCAAAACTACCTAGAAGCAAGTATAATCGTAGTGTTATTCATCAGTTATATTGCTACGAACTGGA